CTAATCGACCATGAACGGGGCCAGGCTGACCGTCGGACAACTGCCGTCCGTGCCTTCCGCCCAGGCATACCAGTTGCCCGCTGTCGCCGGAGTCGGCACGTAGGCGCCCCAAAGATTGGTGTTGACGAGTATCGCCGCCGTCCAGGAGGTCGGCGCCGTCGTGGCCGACGTAGAGAAGCCGAACCGGATCGCGGCGGTCGCGGGCGAAACCTGCGCATTGACGCCGATGGATCCGCTCCCGTGCGTATACGGGCCGTTCGGCAGCAGGTTCCAGGTGATGGACGAGACCGATGCCGAGGCACCGTCGGTCGCCGCGGTCACGGTCGAGGACACCGGCCCGTTGCCGGAAGCGTTTACGCCAATGACAGAGAAATCGTAACTTGTCGCGGCCTGCAGTCCGGATATCGCCGTTGTGGTTCCCGAGATGCCAGCCACGGACGATGTCCAGGTGGTCGAGCCGGTTACCCGGTATTGGACTGTGAAGCTGGTTGCCGCGCTGGTCCCTGTCTGCGCCGACCAGGTAAGCTGCATGCTGGTGCTGGAGGCCGGCGTTGCGGCAAGGCCGGTCACCTGGGCGGGCACCGGCAATTGCGGCAAGGCCGCTGTCGTTACGGTCAAAATAGACGACGACGATCCCGTGCCGGCGGCATTGATTGCCTGCACAACGATGTCATAGCTGGTGGCGGCCGTCAGGCCGCTCAACACGCATGTCGTGGCGCCAACGACTGCCGGCGCCGTGCTCCAGGACGATGTCCCTGTCACTCGGTATTCCACGGCGTAGGAAGACGCGGCACCGCCGCTGCCTGGCGCCTGCCAGGAAATCGTGATGGCAGCGGATGTTATCGTTGAGCTTGCCAGGCCGGTGACCTGGCCCGGAGCTGTCACGGCCGCCGCCCCGGCGATCGAGGCGAAGGCGATGGTGCCGCCCGAATAGGTCGCACAGACAATCGACGCAGCCTGCTGCGGGCCCAGCGTCATGCTGCCGGTCGAGGTCACAAATCCGGTGCCGAGGGTCACCGTTCCCACGCTGGCGTTGATGACGGTGCACTGAAAGCCGCTGCCCATATTGGTCGTCAGCGGCGTCAGCGTGACCGGCTGGCTGCACACGAGAATGCGCTCGTTATGCACAGTAGTATCGAGATTGATACTGGTGGTGATCTCGACAACCGGCGCTTTGTAGGTCGGCAGCTTGCTGGCGATCCAAACCCAAATGGCGCTGAAGGTCTGGCTCGCCATGACGTTGCTGCCCTGGGCGGCCCAGAGCGTATCCGTATCGCTGACAGGGCCGGCAGCCTGCGCCTGGTCGATCGTGATGCCATCGAGGAAGTTGCTGTAGGATATCGCGCAGTTGGTTCCGGCGTGGCTCACCGCCACCAGATCCTGCCCCGCCAGTGTAGAAACGGCCGCAAGGCTGCCGATGGGGACGGCACTTCCGCTCGCGACGCTCACGCCCGTCGCGGAGATCGTTCCGTCCGGCGTGATGGCGATATTCTGGCCGGCCGAAAACAGCCCGTGCAGCAAGGACGCCGGCATCAACATGGGCGTGCCCTGGTTGCTGATCACCAGCTCCGATCCTGCGCTCAGGCTGGATACAACGGGAAAACCAGCGTGATCCAGACCCGTCGCGACCAGGCTGCCTTGCGAAATGTTGACGCCGGTTCCGACATCGACCTGTTCCGGTCCGCCGGACCCGAGGCTGATCCGGCCGAGCAGGGCTGGCGACTGGACGATAATCGCGGGCTGAGTGGATGCGAGAAGCGTTCCGACGGCCACGGCCGCAGCCGAGCCGCCGTGACTTATCGGTATTAAATCGTCGGCGGAGACGGATGTCGCGGCAGGGAGTTGGGAAATTGTCGGCATCGATGCGCTCTATTTCGGAAAATATCAGTGGTCGGATGCGGCTATGCCGCGACGGCGCTGCCGCTGCACGATGACGCCCATTTCTGTCCGTCGTAAAAGACTATGACGCCGCTTCCCGCTCCAACGGCTTCGGTGGGTTTTCGGCCATTACTGGCAAACGCCATGGCTCCGGCGACCGCACCTGTCGGCAGATTTGCCACAGTGTAAGACGGCAGCACTGGAGTGCCGACGAAACGCGGGGACACCGCATTGGTACGGAATACCTCCCGCCAGGTCGAGACGCCATCTGAAACGATATGGTATCTGTCATTGATGTGGAGAACAACGGGGCCGCAGTCGATCGCGTCCGTGCCGTTCGGCACAATACTGACCGGACCCGAGGCGATGACAGAGAAAGTGAACCCGGTGCCGGCTGCCACGGTGCTCGCTGCCGGAAGCGTAACGGTATAGGCCGATGCCCCGTTCAGGAAGATAATGTTGCCGGATATGTAGTTGGGCAGCGTCATGGAGCTGCCGACAACATCTTGCCAACCGACGGTAATGCCCTTGCCGACGGGATACGATAGCGATCCCTGGTTCCAGGTCAGCAATCCGGTTGTGCTGTTATAGAGCAGTCTGTTGCTGTTTGTCGCCTCGAAGGCGATGGCCTGACCGGCTGCGAGCTTGATAGCCGGGGCGCTACTGATAGACACGGCATAGCTTGTGTCGAGCACCGCGTTGGAAAATGGTATGCCGACAGCCAAAACCGTTTTGGCACTGCCGGACGCTCCCGCGTTCAGGTAGATGCCGATGACCGTGGATACCTGGACTGGCGGACCGGACGGGTTGTTCTGCCCGACGACGAGGCTCTGGATCGTCCTGCAATTCGCATCGTCCAGACCATTGCCCATCCAGTCCATTTCTACTGTCAGTGACGCGCCCGTTACGCTGGACGGCTGGCCGGTGGTATCTCTGTACTCCAGACACGCCGCCCAAAGCTGCGGTTGGGGCAAATACGTGCCGCTGGAGTTGGTCGCTGCCGCCTGTCGAACCGTCTGAACATAACGCGAAACGTGCTGTGCGGGGGTACTGGCGGTCGGGGTTTGTATTCCCGTCCAGATCAATCTATCAAGGCCACCCCAGACGTAGTTGCCGGGACTGTTGTAGATGATCGTATCGTTCCGGGCGTTTGCAACGACCGTGCCGTTGGCTCCCCCGTTATGGTTGACGATGTAAGATGACTGAGTGACGGCAAAGTCGGACGCAGTTGAGGACCCCAGCGCCGACGACAGTCCCGTGGGTGTATTTCCCGCGACAAGACCCGGCAGGACGAGTTCGGCCGGTGCTCCGCCAGTCGGAACTGACGAGGCAAGCGGCGTCCCGTCCGCCAGGGTGGTTCCGTCGATGATCCATTTTACCCGTTTTGTCAGGGCGATGCCCCAATTGCCGGGTTGCTGCAAGACCGTCTTGCCGTTCGGGACGTAGATGACCGACCCGGCCGGGGCGGCCTGATAGGCCGCCGAAAAGGCCGCGGTGTCGTCTGTCACACCGTTGAGCTTCGCACCGTAAGGCGGAAGAGCAACGTTGATGACGCCCGCGGAATTCGGATTGGCGTCAACATACGACTTCGTTGCGGCTTGCAGAGGGAGCGTCGGTGCGGCAGATAGCGTCAGAATTCCGGCCAGCGATCCGCCGGTCAGCGGCAGAGCCGTTGCGACCTGGCCATCGACATACTGCTTGTTAGCTGCATGCGCCGTCGCAGTCGGGTTGGCGGCGAGCGACAGGAAACCGGTCAGACTGCCGCCGGCAAGCGGCACCGCCGTTGCGACCGCGCCGTCGACATAATGTTTTGTCGCGGCCTGGCTGGCGTTCACCGGATCGGCGGCAAGGCTGAGAGAGCCGGTCAGGCTGCCGCCGGACAGCGAGAGCGAGCCAAGCACCTGTGTATCGACATAACCCTTGGTGGCTGCCTGAAGCGGCGCCACCGGATTGGCCGCCAGTGTCAGCGTGCCGGTCAACGTGTCGCCGGCCCGCATTACCTTGGTGTCGGCATACTCTTTAGTGGCAGCCTGCAACGGAAGCGTCGGATCGCTTGCCAGTGTCACAGGGCCTGTGAAAGTGCCGCCGGCTGCGCTGACCCCCGTCGAAAGCTGTCCATCAACGTATTGCTTCGTCGCAGCCTGCAACGGAGAGGTCGGATTGGAGGCGAGATAGAGCGCCCCCGTCAGCGTATCCCCGGCCCGGACAACATGAAGATCGACGTACTGCTTTGTGCTGGCCTGAAGTGCGCCTGCGGGGTCCGAGGCCAGAAGAAGCGCGCCGGACATTGAAGATCCTGCGAGGGAAACGGCGCCGCCGAATTGTGTGTCGACATAATGCTTGGTGGAAGCCTGACTGGCTACGACCGGATCGCCGGCGAGGATCAAAGCGCCAGTCAGCGTGTCGCCGCCCCGAAGAACGCGTTGATCGACGTATTGCTTGGTTGCGGCCTGGGCGTTCGCCGTCGGATCGGACGCAAGCAGGAGGCTCCCAAGCATCGTGCCGCCGGCCAAAGGCAAGGCGGCGCCGAACTGCGTGTCCACATAATTTTTCGTCGCGGCCTGCGGCGGCGATACCGGATCGGCCGCCAGCGCCAGAACGCCCGTCAAAGTGTCGCCCGAACGCGACAGCTTCAGATCCGCGTAGTTCTTTGTTGCAGCTTGCAGGGCAATTGACGGGTCTGCGTTGAGCAGCAGGGAGCCCGAAAGCGAGCCGCCTCCAAGCGACAGCGAGCCCGCGGCGATCGCGTCCGCGTATCCCTTTGTCGCCGGGTCCAAAGTGTGCTGCGGAGATGCCGCCAATGTCAGCGTTCCGGTCATCGACCCGCCTGTCAGAGGCAGGGCGGTCACGACTTGCTGATCGACGTAAGCCTTGTTGGCTGCCTGGGCAGACGATGTCGGGTTACCGGACAGCGCTAACGCGCCGGTCAGCGTTCCGCCGGAGAGCGGCAGAGTGTTCGCAGCCAGACTGGCCAAAGTTTCGCCTGCCGCCGCACCTGTGGGCGTGACCAGCCCTTGCGAGAGGTCGATGTTTGCAGCGCCTGATATGCCGCTCAGCAGTTGGCCGTATGTTACGGCCACATTTGTGCCGGACTGAGACATCGATAGCAGGTCGCCGCTTGCCGGAACATTTCCCGCGGGCAATGCGCCGATAACGAAAGGCACCGCACTGGCCGAAAGCGTGCCGCTGCTTAGCAGCAGGTTCGAGCCGACCGCGATGACCTCCGGCGCGCCAATCCCGGTGCTGATCCGGCCGAGCAGCGAACCGCTGGTCAGCGTGATCGCCGGTTGAACGCCGTTCAGCACCTTAGCGCGCGTTACGCTTCTGGTGATGCCTGCTTGACTAACGGGAAATTCATCAGTATCCGAAGCCGATGTGGCGGGACTGAGCTGATCTATTGTGGGCATGTAAAATCACTCTCCGGCCGCCCCGGGCTGCCGACGGGACTGGTCCAACACGAAATGCTTACGTGTAATCGAAGGGGGTTAGGTTTTAGCTGCTGGCCAGGACCGGATTTCCATTTTGGTCGGTCAGTATCGTTCCGGTTGACGTCATTATCGCACTTGCGGGTATCTGAGGCACCGACAGGAGAAGCACGGGAAGGAGAACGCTCCGCTGCAATGAACGCCCGTTGACTGTTGTAATATCGAACGTCAGGGTGTAAACGGTGCCGGCTTGGCCTTCTGAAAGCCACAGTATTATTCTGCTACCATCCGTCGTTGTGCTCTGAATGGAGAGGTCGCCGGGGTTGGATGGCATCGAGGCTACATCGAGGGTAGCTATGCTGTCGCCGTCATTTCCGACGATAGCCGGACCGATGTCCAAAATATAGTCAAGTATATCGCCGGGGTCTTTAGTCGGCCAGTTCAACGGAGGCGGCGCCACCGCGGTTGTGCCGCGCGCCACTGGTATGAAGGAATCAATTGTTACCACGCGGGCGTGGCTTGGTATCCAGGCATGGGTAGCGGGCGTTGACATGTCAATCCATACGCTCAATCAGATTTTTACAGTATTATGTGGCGAGAAGAGAGTTGGCAGACGCCTACCATCTCACGACCACGAATCCGCCGGCGCCGCTTGCGCCGTTGAACGCCGTATTGCTGCTTGCGCCGGTGCCGGCACCGCTGGCTCCTCCGCCGGGGAAAGTGCCGGTGTTCCCGGTGCTTCCACTGTTCTGCGTGCCGCCCATCGGGGCCGCTCCGCCCATCCCACCCTGATTCGAAATGCCCGCCTGTCCTGCCGACCCGCTGAAGTTTACATCGCCGCCAATGCCGATGCCGGGCGGTGTGGCTCCGTTTCCCGGGGACGACGTAGTCGCCTGATAGTTCAGGCTGCCACCGGTTGCGCTGACGAATTGGCCGAAGCTTGAAGTGCCGCCCGAGCCCGCCGGCGTTCCGCTGGTCGTGCCGGCTGCTCCGCCGGCCCCAACCGTCACCGGAACGACTTGTCCCGGTGTGAGGCCTGTCACCAGCCTCCTCGCGTAGCCGCCACCTGAGCCTCCGCCGCTGGGCAAGCCGGGGAGCGAAGCGAAGCTTCCTGAGCCTGCTCCCCATACCTCAACTTCGACCTGGGTCACCCCTGCCGGAACGGTGAAAGTCCCTGAGCTACCAAAAGTCTTCACACCGGAGCCGAAGCCTGGCTTGAGCGACGGCAACTTCCAGTTCAAGAAGGGAGCGGTCGGGAGCACCGATATGTTGCTGGCGGTTACCGCGGTTTGCCCGTTCGCGACGGTGATCTGATAAAGACCGATCCACCCGGCATCTGCCGCCGGGGTGGTCTGACTGCCTGTATTTGCGGGGGTTCCTGCTTTCAACTGCAGTTGGACCCGCTGCGTTCGAACGGTGTTTTGCGCGGTGCCCGAATTGGACGGTCCGCTGTACGACTGTGCCGGATTGCTGGCATTGTAGTACGGCAGAATGACCGGATCGGCATCGGCTTCCAAAAAGGCCGCTTCGAGCAGATAGTTTATCGATTGACCGACGCTTGAAGGCGCGGTCAGGTTGAAGCTGGTGGATCCGATGTTTATGCCCATTTTGACGAGCGTGTCGGCCGTGTCGGCGGGTAAGGATCCGTAGGGCAGGCTATCGACCGGGCCGAGTTGCGTGATCGTGCCGGGGCCGATCGTTACGCTCATCGACGCTGGTGTGGTCGGCTGGCAGGCCAACCCGTCCACCACCGTGCTCGTTCCCAGCACCGCCTGGGCGAGGAACCCAAGACCGATCATGGCATTCAAGTTGGGTGAAAGTAGGTCCGTGTCCAGCGGGATGGCGCCGGGATAGACGATGTTGCGGTCCATGCGGAGGGTTTCGCTATCTAACTATGTTTGAGGTCAGGTGATTTGCAGCCAGGCGATTGTGTTGACGGGGAGAAGGCTTGATAGCGTCTTCTGAATGTCAGCTTCGGTCACCTGCCCTGGCAGCAGCGAAAGATCGACGTATGCAAGGGAACCATAGCCATAACCTCCGGCATCCGTTGCGTAACCGGCCAACATCCCGACAACCGGGGTGGGCGGCCGCGTCACGCTGACGAAGACCTGAAACGGGAGGTTCAGATTGCCCCAGCCGCCTGCAATGCCGTAAGCCAGACCGCAGCCGGAAGGGAGTGCTCCATTCGCCAGCGTTGAATAGGAGCCGGTATCGGCGCATCGGGCCGGCTCGAAGATTCGGGGTTCGCAGCCGGTCAATACTTGCAAGCAGGCGCTGATTGCCGGCCGGGTGGCTGCGCCGCGAAGCAAAGCTCCGAGAATACGTGCCCGAAAGGAATTGTCGCTTTCACCGCTCTGTCGAGCCAGGTTGGATCCGAAGAAGTCCAGGGCGATTATATCGAGCCAGTTGTCGGTGGCGGTGCTGATACGGGTCTGCAGGATCACGTAAGACAGTAGACCGTACAACCAGACCCACGGCGTCGCTATAGAGGTAAGTATAGCCGTCAGGTTGGGAGCCTGATCGCCGAACCAGCGCCCGGGGAGAACCGACTGTAATCTTGACACGAAGTCGGAAAGGTCACCCGTCATTGACGCTCACCGTGACACTACCAGCCTTGACGACCGTCCGGGTCGGCGGAAGCACGTCGGCCATCAGCCCGTTCAGCAGGACCCCTACGACGTTTTCGACGTCCTGACCCGCCAGATAGGCGCTTTGCGCGACACGGGTAGCCGACGCGATCCGGCCAATCGGCAATCCATTGAGGTACTCAGCGACCTCGTTCTGAATGGCTGTAACGTATTGGGACGCAACCGCGCTGGGCCGCAAAGTGGCCGTCAGCGATACGTTGACGATCAACACCTGGGGCGGCAGCACCGTGAATACCGCGCCGATCGGCCGAACGGATTCAACGGCCGAGGCAACCGACGACAGCAAGGTCGACGACGGGTAGCCCGAACCGTCGTCCACGGTGACGAGAAAGGATCCGGTGCAGGATGTTCCGTCGGCCGCGACGTTCTCCTGTATCATGACGTGCAAGCCTTGCTGGACATTGGCGATGGCGCTTCTCACCGCCGACAGGGTGGCACGCGACAGGCTTGCCAAATAATTCTGGAACCTGGTGCGGAATGCCTGGTCGCTTTCGGCGTTGATGCCATTGCTGAACGGGTTGGCATTGGTGACCTGGTCGATCCCCGGCAAAGACGTGGCTATGACAGTCGCGGCACTCGCCAGGACATTTCCCACGGTGCCGCTCGTCGTGCAGGTGACGGGCACATCGGCCGAGCTTACGCCGCTTGGTATGACATAGCCGGCCGGCGAGGATTGCCATGTCGAAAGGGTCGTATCTGCGGTGACCGAGAAACTGAGTGAGCCATCCGACGTTTTCACGATCGCGCCGATGGGTATCAGCGCAGCGACGCTGTTGGCGAAGCGGGAAAAGGTTACGGTTCCGGAGGCGGGCGATGCCGGCAGGCGCGTGAGTCCATAGTCCAGCATCCAGGAGTCCAGGTCGGAGCCGGAGGAGGTAGCCGCCCGCGTTGTCTGCAGAACCTGAAGGACAAGCCACTGCAGCCATAACACCACCGAGGCATTCGCCTCGAAAATGGCGCGAATGACAGACCCGACAGAGACGTCGATCAGGGCGGTGGCGGAGCTTTGAAGCGCCGCGCCCATGTCCTCAACGAGCTGGCTGAATGATTTCAGCGATAGATTCATGTCCGGTCACCCGGCACTGACGGCAAGCTGAACAGACGAGCCTGAGGAGACATCGGAATAGCTGATAGTCGCAACCACATAACCGTTGGCCGTGTCTGCTACGCTGGCACTGACTTGCGGGGCGGGAGCGGCTGCCACGGAGGATTCCAGAGCCAACTGGGTCCTGACTACCGACTCGATGTCCGCCGGCTCCGCGGGCGTTCCCATAAATTGGGCCAATCCGCCTCCGTAATCGAGTTGCCAGATATAGTCGCCTGGATTTGTCAGAAGGCGCCTGTATACCCGCTGGTTGGTCGCGTCCGGACCGGAGGCCAAGGCCAGGTCGCCGGTGCTCCCGACGCTCAGATCTCCGGCCCATTCCAGGAAGATATCAATCATCGGGATCAAGCCTGATTTGACGGTATGGACGTCGTCCCGTTTCCGGGGACCGTATGTGTATGCGAGTCATAGGCCGTGCGCAGGGCCGACAGCGAGCCGTGGCTGTCGTAAACGTCGCCCTGGACGTGAAGGTCTCCATTCATTCGTATTGTTCCGTCATTGCAGAGCTTCAGGAAGCTGCCTGTCTTATGCACGAGCCAGAACTCATTTGGCGGCGGCTGGGGGGGCATTTGGCTGCTGGAAAACGCCCGTCCTATGATGATGCCTTGCTCGATGTCGCCTTGCTGGGGCACCAGCGCAACCTGATCACCCGGGTTTGGCGGGCAGACCATGCCCCAGCCGTTGCCAACCCATTGTGCCAGTACCGGAAGCCAGCCTGACAGCACGCCATCCGGTTGGATGTTGACCCGGGCAGTCGCGGTCTGGTAATCGACTGAAGTGATCGTGCCGAATTTAACCTGACCCGCGGCATTATCCAGACTCGATGCATGCGCCTTGAGCGTGTTCACCAGATAGTCGTTCATGGCCTATTCTATATCCCACCGATTCCCGAGACCGGCACGGCCCTGACAGTCTGACTGGACCCGGATGTTGTATTGTAATGGCGCGCAACGGAATCGACCACATAGAGACCGTCGAACACCGAGCCCGTGTCGCTAAGCATGATGCCGCCACGCGGGACAATTTCGAGATTCCACGGCATTTCAATGAGCAGAGTGGTCTGAAGCCGATTGATCTCGGCCGCGTATCTGGCTGCGGATTGCGTTACTTGCGCCGACGTGAAATTCGATGCCGAAAACAGAAAGGGCTGGCTGGTTGATCCATTCGATGACGCCGAGGCGGCATTGGCACCGCTGTCGTAGCAGGCCATGTTCTGCGAATTCCACGACTGTACTCTGGCAGTCGCACCGGCGGCGACCGCCAGCGAGCGGTTGAAGCGCATGCTCTGGACCATGCCTGGCGTGATCGGAGTGAGGGTAGCCGGGATTGGCGGCACTGGCTGAAAAAACAACTGTGTGCCCGCGACAAAGACATCGAATTGATTCTCCCGAGCCAGTTCGGCCACAAGATCCCAATCCGATCTCAGACGGGAGAACTGACCCGTTGATAACCGCGTGTAGCCGTCGCCGTAGTAGCGGCCGATGAACCCCGACGTGGGCGTTACCACCGCGCCAAGTCCGTGACGATTGGCAATGGTCGCCACCACCTCGGAAGCAGTCTGGTTCACGAAATCGCCCTGCTGATAGGAGTCGACCAATGAAGCAGAAAGATCGCGGCCTTCGATGGCGACGGTTCCCCGGATCGCATCGATATGCACCGTGTCGATCATGCCGGTGATCAAGCTGGTTATAGCCAGCCCGGGCCCGCCGCCTGTCGTTACTTCAACGTAGCCGCTCGTCAGCGCCGACCACATGGCTATATCGCTTAAAGGCGCATCACCCATGGCGAATGTAAGAGCATACGAGTCCGCTGAAAAGTGGTTCGTGGACGTTATCGCCGCATGCAACAGGCCGAGCGTGGCTGTTCCGTCGATCCCGACCGCTATACTATTTTCGTAAACCGCTGCGCCGGACACTTTACTGGGGTCCAATGCCATCCGAAAAAATGGAGGAATAATCGGGAATGATTATCTGCACCTGTCCCGTAAGCATCGGGTCCTTCAGATTGTTGGTCCTGGCGATGTTAATCCATTGCAACGCGCTGCCGAGCTCGACCGCGGCGATCTGAAATAGATTTCCACCTATTGTTGTTATTGTCTGCAATTTAGCCTCTCGATGCGCTGAGTCTGGAGCCGATACGCCCCACGTATGCATTGGCGTTCACCGCTGCCGCCAACGCTCCTGCTGCGGCCACCGCCCTTTGCAACGCCGAGCCGTAGCCGGAGACTGCCGCACCAGTACCAAATGGCGTGGCAAGGTTCGCGGATTGCGCCGTGATCTGCTGACCGATCGCGGCCTGAGACGATGCCACCGCGGCAATTGCCTGTGACTGATCCGACGTTCCGGCCGTCAACGCGTTCGTGGCGGAAAGAGCGGTTTGCAATGATCCGAGCTGGATCGATGCCCCCGAGGCGGCCGCAAACGCTTCAGCGAGATCTGCTGTTACGAGAGCACTAAGCGCCAGGGTCTGTATATCGGCAGCGCCATCCTGGTGTGCGACCAGGCAGCCGATCTGATATGAGATCCACCACGGGCTGTAGTAGTCGGCGACAAAGGACTTGACTACGACCTGATATCTGAATGACTCCCATGTCAACCAGACCACCTCGCCAGTCAGCCGAAGATTGTCGATCGCCCGCATTCTTGCTTCAGCATGGGGTCCCGAGAAGGTCCCTCGAAACCGGATATCACCGTCATCCGGGCCGAGGCGTTCCAGGATACGAGTTCCGCCGGCGAGAGTATGAGTTACGACCCTGTACTGGCCGCCAAATCGCACGGATGGCGGAACCTCAAAATTCTGAAGATTTATCGTGCCAATCTGAATCGGTGACTGCTGCATGGCTTAGTCCGATCAGGCGTAAAAGCGGTTTGTATATGACATTCGCGGCACTTTGGTCAGAACGGCGATACCCGGCTTCGGGGAATCGTGGTCCGTGGGTCTACCCCGGTCATGCCGGTGGCGGGTTTGGATAGGGTGCGCTGGAGATGATCGACAGCCCATCGGCCGAGGGCGGAACCATCAAGATGTAGCGTGGAACCGCGGAGACTGTTTGAACGGCTACCGTCTTCGCTTGCCATCTGGTTTGATCCACTTGAAGCAAATCCGTCCGGCGCCTGAAAGCTCCGTTCCGGTCCCGTCTGGCTATCCCAGGATCGGTCTGTCATCTCTAGCGACAGCGGGTCGAGCTTTTCGCCCGCAACCGGGGGGCGCCAAGGACCGGTCTCGGGAAAGCCGCCATTCGCCGGCGAGGCAGCAAGGAACGCGGACGGAAGGCCAGCGTCAACCCTGAGTTGGCGGCCCCAGTCGGTCTGCGCGACAGTTCTAATTTTCCGCGTGTAAAACGCATCCGCTTCCGCGGAAGGTGCGGCTGTGTTGGCGGCCGGCGCGCCGCCGGCATAGAAGGCCGATTGGCGCAACACCACTTGCTGCTGTGCGGCTGAGACGTTCGTGAGCCATCCTATGTGCGATATCGGCGGCTGGCGGGTCAGCACCTTCGCTGCCTCACTCGGTGCGGAACTTCCATCCTGCGGGCCGGTCACTACTTCGAGCAAGTGGCGCCGACGGGAAAGGGAGGATTTCGGTTTCGATCCCGATATTGCACCCGTGCGATCTACCGCCGGCGCACTCTCCAAGGCCGCAAATCGTCTTGCCTGATGCCTGACGAGCAGAGGCGCCATCGGATACGCTGGAAACCGCAAAATCTGCCGAAGCGCCAGGAACCAGGCGACTCGCTTTGCGCTGCGCGCAAGCATGAGGCGACGGTCTCGCAATTCGGTCCGATGGGCATCGATCGGGCGCATGAAATCAGCCGCCTCGTCTAGCGCCCGACGGACCAGGCGAAGGCCGACCAGTCGAAGGAGTGTCCATCAAGAATACCCAATGCGATAACGTAAGCCGTCCGGTCCACGGCGCTAAGTGAAAAGGCAACATCGAACGGCACCCCGTTCCGAACGAGGTATAGGCAGTCGATCAGGACAGGGTGCCGTGCGAGTTTCCCACCCGTTCCGTAGCGTCGGGATCGCTTTTATCCTCGTTGAGCAGCAGAGCTATCGCCGCGAGACCGTCGTCGCCAAGCCGATCGATAAGGCTCTCGATCTGAGCTTCGGTCGCCGGCGGGGGTACCGGGACGCCGTCGATCTCCAAAACGGAAAACGCCAGTCCGGCCATGGACAACCAAGGGCCGTTTTGGGCAAGAACGGGACCCGCCGCCTTGAAAAGCCGCAGCGTGTCCAGCGCCGTCAGGCGCCGCAACAGCAGCTTCCTTCCCTGTTTGTCGACGGCAGACAAAGTCTCAAGGGAGGCCTGGACAATCGTCTTTGACGGGCTCATCAGATGCGTTTCTTCCTCGTCGCGAAGAATTCAAGCTTCTGCTTGACGCTCGCATCGCCCTTCCAGACGCCGGCGCTGGCGAGCTTGAACACCACGCCATCAAACTGGTAAGTCGATACCGAACCGTCGGCCTCGGTCACGTATTGATAGATCGTCCCGGGCTGATTGCCGGCACCGTTGTAGAAGCCCTGCTCAATGGCGGAAATGAAGTCGTCGAGCGCGGAGGTGCCCCGCTCGACTTCGAAGCTGCCTTCCCAGCCTTTCGGCAATTCAGCGCCAAGCTGGCGGCCGTCGAGCCGGTTTACCCGGATCGGCGCTGTCAACTGCCGGCTTTCGAAGCCCGTAACGTGGCTGATATCGACACGCCCGCTCGGGCCCATAACGACCAGTTGGGTGTCGCGGCCGATTGAAAAAGTTGTCAGACCCACTGCATGAGCTCCTAGCTAACCTGCCCCGAGGGCAACGTTTGGCGCGCCACCTGAACGGTCTGTCCGCCTTCGACGTTGACGATGAACCGCTCGTTAATCGCCTGATACTGGATCTGGGCGTCGGATTGGACATACCCCAGGCCGGTGCGCGAGGACGGATTGTTGGAGGTGTCGCAAATCACGCTGAACGGGACCGAGCCGTCCGTGCTGCCGAGCAATCCCTGCGAGAGCATGTTGTTCAGGAACGACAACTGCGTCGATCGGATATGCGTGAACAGATTGCTGTTGATAACCTGGCCAACATACTGCCCCATTCCGGCGGCGAGCGTCTCGGCGATATAGTTTGTCAGTCGCGTGTAATCATCGCCGTCGATCGCGGGATTGGACGATGTATTGTGGCCACCACGCACTCCCCAGTAGGTTCCTCCCGGCTGCGGGTTACAAATGACGTCGATGCCGGCCGCCAGCAACACACCGAGATCGGCGGATGAATAGGTCGAGGTCTGTCCGGAACCCGGCATGCCGGAGCTCTGGCTGGAGACAATGCCGTAGATCGGCTTGTTCAGGCTGGACTGCTCGGGGGACAGGTTGGCCAGACGGCCCGCCGCGAAGCCCTGCGGTGAAACCAGCCGGACGATTAGATTAACCTGATCCGACCACCACAACCAATCGCCGAACATGAGTTTGGCGGAATAGCTGTCAAGGCCGGCCTCGGCTTTTGTCGCGACGGCGTTCGTGATCGTGTCACCCGCGGGCGTGGTGAGGACCATGTAGATCCCCTCCTGCAAACCGAAACCCGCCTGAGTGCTCCATGTGGTTGCGTCGTCGCAATCGGCCAACAAGGCAAGCCCGCAGCCCTGGCCGCGCAATGCATACATCCCTGTGCGGGAAGCGAGGTCGGCGCCTACGAGCTGGGCGCTCCCAACGCCCGTTGCGCCATCCGCGCCCGCGCTTGTCGAACCAAGCGTGAGGGAAAATGCCGCCGGGGATGCGGTTGTGCCGCCCGCGCTGGCGACAATGAGCAGCGAGGGTCCACGTTGCGGCCCCTGGCCCGTGTTGACCGCCGCCGCGAGGCCGGTCCAAAACGCCGCGCCGTTCCCGGTCAGCCCATCGTAGACCTCAGGCGCAAAACCCGGAAGCAGGACCGACAATTTCCAGGTGTTGGGCTGGGATCCGGTTCCGAGCGTGATGGTGATGCTGTTGCCGAGAGAACCGGTGTATATCGCCGTGAAGCTGGCATTGCAGCCGGGAACCGCGGAATGTGCCGCGGTATCGGTCCCGTCCGTGACCCGGACACAGCGGAAGTTCTGTGCGCCCTGCTGAACCGCGGTTGCCACCTGCGTGCCCATATCGTACTTCCTGGGCATCAACGGTCCAAACGACTGAGCATAGTCCGCCATCGTCGCGACAATGGTGGGTTGATCCACCGGTCCCCACGATGCAGTACCTACGACGCCGACTATGTTCGTCGGGACACCGTTTAAAACCAAGTTTTGAGGCGGTACGATCTGGACGTAAAGATCCGGGACGATGAGCGATGTCGTATTGACGGTGCCTTGCTGGCTGATCGGCACGGCCTTAACCTTTCAACGCAACGGGTGAGCCAACCCGGGCCACTGATTTCTTGTAGTCGGATGCGAGGATTTGGCTGATCTTCGCGGCATCGGCGATTACATCGCCTCGGACGAAGCCAAGAAACGGCTTTGTCACGACAAGATGGAGAGTCATGGAGGTACCTAACCGTATGTTATATTGCCGTTGATCGAGGCAGCACCAAAGATCATGGAAGGCTGCGTCAAGACTGTCACAGTTGGATACTCGGCGACGTAAACCAGGTCCCGCCTGTACAGCAGGGCGTTTTGGGCCTGGTCGTAGCTGGCGGTATTTTTGTAGGTAATCCGCGCGTTCGTGCTGTCAGCCAGGGTAAGGAAACTCACCTGATTCATCGCGGCATCGATGGCCGCCGCCACCGTATCCCGAACAGCAGGGCTCGGGCACCAACATGCAACGCGGACGTCTTTTTCCTGGCGGCGGCTCTCGTAGGAGCTCGGACAGTCGGCCACAGCCCGGGCGATGACGGAACCGGCGCCCGGTATTGTAATCGTTGCGCCCTGAACGGATACGACTCGATCTGCTTCAATCAAAGCCGCCAGGTTGGAGGCTATAAGGGAAGCCGCGTCACCGCTTTGTATGCGGTAGACAAACGGCGACCCATCGACCAACGCGCCAACCACGTCTCCTACGGCCGGCGTGCCACCTATCGTGATGCTGATTCCCGTTGCCGTGGCGGTTGTTCCCGGCTCAACCGGCGTGTACTGCCACTTCGGCAGATAACGGGTCACCGTCCGCCCCGAATCGTTGTCAGACGTAATCGTCACGTTGACGACGCCGGCACTGAGATCGGAATTCAGCGTCGCTGCGTTCGGCCAGCCCCGGTAGATCCTGCACAGCACGCCCGCGACACTCGATTGAGACGATCCCGCCGGGTAGAGGCTGTTCGTAACGCTTTCCGTTACGGCCTGTTCGACGTCGGAAATGTCTGCCATCAGGTGGTTGCCATTTTAGCTACGAGGCGCCAGCCGAGATTGGTGAGTTCCGACCCTGCGATCACCGCGCTTCGCCCGATGTCGTCGGTAATCATGTCACCCGGTAGGAGCAGCACGCCGGCCGGAGCCGGGACAAGGATGTTCCAGTATGGGATGGCCTGGTCGGTCGGAAGATTCACGGCTGTGGTGGATAACCTGTCCTCACCCAGCACGCTTGCGGGCCAGAAGCCCATCAGCGCGGATGAGCTATTGGCGGTAAAACCACCGTACGGGTTAGTCCCCGTCGCGGTCTGCACAGTCGGCCGGCCAACCGAGATGGTCCGGTTGGCCATGACACAGAGCACCGGCAGCAATGGTTCCTGCGAAGCTATGAAGTATATAGAGCTTCCCAGGACCAGATAGTCTCCCACCCGCGTGTAGCTGGCATCGAAAATCCCCCGCCAGAACGGTTGCCCGTAGGCGTTCGTTTTGTCCGCGCCTCCGTTGGCGGGAACGAATGCCGCGGGCAATCGCAGGAACCGGTTCTCCTTCTTGAGCGGGTCGAATGCGCCGGCTGGACGAAAGGCATTCGCCGTCTGGCCGACGTAGCGCGCGGACACTCCCAAGCCAAAATACAGGCGGTCCTGGAGCTTCTGGCTGTCCATTGTTCAGACAATCAAAGCCGGAGTGTTGCCGCCGGAAAGCGCCGGCCCCGCCGGGACGCCGAGAAAGCCGCACAGGCGGCGGCGCCATTCGTCGAACAGGCGCATCCTGTCGGCTATCTCAGCCTTGTTCCGCGTCCACATGGCCGCCTGATCCGTATCGAGATTGGCCGCGGCAGCGGGCACCGCCACCTCAAGAGTAAGCAAGGTTCCCAGATATCGCCGCGCCACGGCCGTCTCGAATGCCGACAGGTTGGTCATGCGAAATTCCAGCATCCCGTAGACCTGGAAGAACCGCCATGCCTCCATGCCTGGCGGGGCCGCGCCGTAGGCCGGATACCCGCAGAAGCGGCGGATATCGACCTTTTCGGCATCCGAAAGCGGGTTCACAGGATCGATCCGTCACCGCGGCTGAACAGGATCGTGCCGGAGCCCGAAGACGTAATCGCCGCAGCGTTGGCGATCAGGCTGTTGACGGACAGTATCACCCGGCTGTTCGCCAGAACGGGCATATCGTTCGCGGTCGCCACCACTGTCGAGTCCGAGCCAAACCTGATGTAGGCCAGGACTGTTGACGCATTGGTGACGACAACTGTATCACCGCCGCCGGATAGGGCGACGTTCGACGAGACGCTGCTCGCCGCTAAGCTCACAGTGCCCGTCGGGCGGAACGGACTGATCGAGCCGATCGGCATGGCGGAAAGGCCTCCGTATCGTTGTTAGCCGATGTGTTCGATGATGACGGCGCGCTTGTAGGCCGCGTTTGTCGCGGTCGGCACGGTGGTGGAGTTGGTCGTGGTATCCGACGGCGCGCAGAACCCGCCGATCCAATACCAGGACTGGGCGATGATCTGTTGCAGGCGGTCGATCGCCTCGCGGGTGACCATGGCAATTCCATCGACCATCGATACGATCGAGTCAGCCGGCGCGACGTCGCTGGTCGCCATCCCGGCGAAGTCACCCTCGATCAGCGCGCCCTGGCCGCAGATCACCGGACGGCGGATCATCAGCCCCGCCAGCGACGGATGCGTCTGAACGAAGGCTTCGGTCGTCGGAATGAAACGCAGGCCCAGGAAGTCGTTCGTCATGCCATTCTTGAAGACCTGGTTGGCCGAGGTCGCACCCTGGAAGAGCTGCTTGAAGTCAGGGTCCGCGAAAAGCTGGCGGGCCGATACCGGATCGAGATAGCAGTTATAGGCGCCGTTGATCTCGGGAACCGCGTTCAGCCGCAACTTGGCGACCGAATCCAGCAGATTCGACATCGTGAGCGTGTCGGACGCGAGGATCTGCGACGTGTTGCCGCGCTGCGACGGACGGATGATCGATGATCCGGTTGATGCGGTGACGGTGTTTCCAACCGTGCCATCCGCGACCGTGACATTGCCTGAGAACGTCAGCGTCCCGGAAACACCGTTGGGAGCAGTCGAAACGTTGGAGGCATCGGCGGCGACACCAATAAGCGTATATACGTCGGCGCCGACAGTCACCGTCATGGTGTTGCTGCTGCTGACCGCCTGCTGCACGCCATTGACGAAGACGTACTGGAATCCGCGGATATCGTCGACGGAAATCGTGGCTGCCGGCGCCGAAAGCGTGACGCGGACTCGCGTATTGCCACCCATATAAGCGTTGAACAGAGCGTTCCTGCCCAGTTCGTCGAGGCTGCGAGCCGCCTGTTCGCCGTTCGTGTAGGCATTCTGCAGGAACTGCGAGGCAATGCCGACCCGCTCGGTCACCACGTTAAGATCGGTCGTCGCCGCGTAGAGGTTGATCGATATCGTGAATTGCTCGACGCCCCACGTGGTCGGCGTCAGACCATTATCGAAGTTGGTGTTCGTGGACGGAACCAGGGGCGTGGTGACGCTCGGCTTCAGGCCAGCCCGGGTCTTGGTCAGCGTTTCACCGATGCCCACTGCGATGCTGATGCGATCGGCGCAGGCCCGATAGCCGAGCTTCGACCGCAGCGCCTGCTGAAACTCACGCTCCAGAAAACCCTGCTGGATGATCGGCTGCAGCGAGGTCGGAAAGTTGTTGATAGCCATCGATGGTCCTATGATTGTCGGGTGGCGTCGTCAGGCGTGACGGACGGTTAAAAACGATGTCTTGTCAGCGCCGCGCGGGCGGCGGCGTATTCTTCGTCAGTCATCTCAAGCGCTGTTTTCTGCCGGACCGGCTGTGACGCCGGGGCGATGGAGGCACTCGATGAAGACGTAGCTCCAAACAGCCAGGGTTTCTCCCGGCGAAGACCGTCCATGATCTTCCGGCCATCGACGATTTTGTCATTCGCGTCGAGCGTGACAGAAGACAGATCGAGGAGTTTCAGTCCATCAAGGTCGATCATTCCGGCCCTGACGGCTTCGGTTCGCAGGTTGGCAGCCACCAGGCGAGACTCGTAGTCAGCCCGCAGCTTTTTGATTTCATCATCAGCCGGCTGAGTTGACGGCTGGTCCTGCGCGGTTTGCTCTTCGTTGTTCAGTGCGTCATCCATTTCCAACTCACGGTTCTACTTAAACGTCCTCTGCATCGGGGTCCTCCGGGAAGTACTCTATGTCGTAGTAAGCCGCGATGGCGCGCGCTGCGGTTTCGCGGCTGATGCATCGTGCGGCCACCAGGGACGTCAGCGACTGAACGTCCTTCTGACGATCTTCGGCGGTGGTGGGATACCAACGCGGCCATTTGAGGCTGAGCGAAGCGGCCGGGTCCAAGGGACCGACCTCCTGTCCGAGCACAACGAGAGAGTAGGCCTGCGATGCCCGGACTATCATCCTGGCAAGCTGCAACAAGCCAGCCTCCCCGTAGCTGGTGCGCATATTGTCCGCCAACCAGATCAGGCCCTGATTGAGCAACTCCAGTGCGCGCCCCGACTGCGCTGAGGTTATCCGCTCGGGGCTGGCCCGATTGCCGTGGATGCTCTCCAGCGCCAGTTCACGCAGGGTGCGGACATATTCGATGACCGCGCCCGATGCGGTGCCGCCGATCTCGAGCAAGCGCGCGTCGCCCTTTTCGGAAACGACCAGGGCATTGCCGGCCCCTTTCACCATATCGCCGTCGGAAAGGGCAGGATCTTTGAGCAGCAGTGTCGGATCGCTGCTATATTTGAGTCCGCGACCGACCTGACTGAGCTGATAGTCGATCTCAACCTGCGTGTGCATGGCGGCCGTAAACGTGCAGGCGCCATCGCATGGATCTCCGGTCACCGAAAGACCCGGCAGGTTCTTGATCCATACGATAGGCACCGTCCCAAGCTTGTGTGAAACGGTGCGCGCGGTGTCCACGCTGGCGGGTGATGGTGCCCCGACGGGCACCGGCTCGAACCATGTTTCGCTGCTTGAATCCCAGCTCCGCGCGAACCAGTAATGCGCACCCGGGTCGTCAATATCGTAACCGTTGGCAATCAGGTTGGCGCCGGAGACTTTGTAGCGTTCGTCGACACGGGCGAGCGTGTCCGGCGCCTGCGGATCCCATGTCGGCGTCAGATACATCGTGTCGAGGACGTCGACAAATATCCGCCCCTGCAGAACCCGTAGCAGTAGCGCAACCGACCCGACCGCGCCTTTCATGGCCGTCTCGGTCATGGTGAAATTCAGGCGGGTTTCCTTGACAATCCCGGCAAAAACATTGCGGATCAGGGCATCGCTGCTGTCGATTGTCGGGAAATGCCCCTCGCTGAACAGCAAGGAAACGCTATCCTCAACGACGATCCGGCACAGCGGATACCTGACGCTTGGACGACGTTGACGGAGCGGGATGTATTCGCCGCCCGGTCCGCGCTCCTCGTGAAAGTGATACGGTAATACGTCGTAGATCGTGCCGTCCAGCACGCGGTTGAGAATATCGAGCCGGCGAACGCGATCCGGGTAGTCCGGATCGCGAGGAACCAATTCGCAAAGAGTATCAAACACCTATTTTCCAATACCGGCTTCGCGTTACATTCAGCGATTGAAAATAGAAATGGCCAGGGGGCCTGTTGCCCGCGGCCGATCGGCCAGTGTCGTAAAGGCCCGGACGAGCGCGTCCACCTGATCGTCTTTGTGTCCGTACGGAAAATCACGCAACTCGTCGATTAACGCCGGGTTCCACGCTCCCCGCGCAATCGAGACGTTACCAGCCTCAACTTGAGATGCGAGAGGCATGGCGCGAGTGGCTTTTGCACCAGTCTCCCGGGCCGAGATGACATGGAAACCGGCCAATTGCCGTGTCAGGTAGGCCATTTGACTTTTGCCCGCCTGACCCGGGTCTTCCGGAATCGCCACGATCACCTTGGTCCCGTCCTTATGGGCACTGGTGACAACCAATTCTTCGACCTGATGCGGCGTCCCGCGAATGCGAACAACATCAAGCACGACGTAACGGCCGTCCGAGCTTCGCAGCACCTTGACGCCAACCGTCCAGTCCGGGTCGTTTTGGCCCGTTGTCTCGGTGGCGGCCAGATCCCAGGCTCGTACGGCAACTTCGGATGCGGTCGGATCAGGCGGCTGAACGACCGGAATGCGATCGACGGAAAATAGCTGCCCGGCCGCGGGAAGCGGGGTCTGTTGAAACAACGCGGCCCATGCCCGTTCTCCCATCATCTGCCGCTTCCGCATCAGGGCATTGTAGTCTTCCCATTCCGGCCAGAGCGGCGCTCCGACGGCTCGGCCTAGCGGGTCGTCCGGTTCGGCGAGAGCGGGTAGACGGACGACCCGCCATTCCGATTTGGCGTGGGCGAGCAACTGGCCACCCAAATCGTCCGGGTGCCATCGCGTCATGATAAGAACGATCCTGCCGCCAGGCTTTAAGCGGGTTATGAGATCGGACTTGAACCACTCCCAGACATGATTTCGTTGCCGCGGGCTTTCCGCATCGGCCTGGGAAGCAATCGGGTCGTCTATGATCACGAGGTCGGCGCGCCGCCCTGCAATGGCCCCTCTGACACCAATGGCGAGGTATTCGCCGCCGGTAGTGGTCGTCCACTTGTCTGCCGAGCGCTCCTCGCGCGTGACGCTGAACCCGAGATGGTTTTTCTTCTCCAGGATCAGACTTCTGACACGGCGACTGAAATGCTTGGCTAACGACGCGGAGTGACTGGCGGTGATGATCGACGAACGCGGGTGCTGGGTAAACCACCACACCGGAAAAATGACCGACGCGTAGGTCGACTTGGCGGACCCCGGCGGCAT